ATGCGAGGGCCTGCGATGATCCAGCCGATGGGCCGCGGCTAACGCTTGCCGCCGGTAAGCTGCTTGGTAGCGATCTTCTCCCCGATCTCGGGGAATTGCTTCAGCAGCTTGTCGGTTTCTTCCTTCTTCGCCTTCTGCCGCGCCTTCAGCGAAGCCTTCGCAGCTTCCTTGTTCGGCAGCGGCAGATTGTCGATCGTGTATTCGCCATCGACGTCGCCGGTCTTGCGCAACTGGAAGATCAATTGCTGCGACTCGTCCGAGAAGATCGGGCTCGAGGAGTGACTATCCACCGTGACCCGCCAATCTTCCGGCAAATCGGTGATCATGAATGATGTTTCCTCGAAGTCGGTCGGCTTGTCGGCCGTCACCCAGAACTTTCGATCTTCCTTGGCCTCCATCATCGCCAAAGTAAGGTCGGCGCAGACCGCACACTGCCGCTCAACCAGTAGTGCGCGATCGCGCAGCGTCGGCGAGGCCGTTTTCAACAGCGTGTTGGCATGCGTGCCTGCCCGCACGCCCGACTCGCCCTTGCCCTGCATGATCTCGGGGAACGAACCGAGCATGTTGATCATCTCGATGCAGAATTTCAGCATCTGCATCGCTTCGGGCGGCATTTTAGGCGTCAAATCCTCGACCTTGCCGCCAGTACCCGTGTTGAGATAGCCAGCAACGCGAAACTGGGCGTAAAGCTCGTCGGTGATGTTGTTCTCGCCCGAGAAAGCCAGCACCTTGTCGATCTGCAACCCGAACAGCCGCTTGATATCATCCGCCCACTGCGACAGCAGCCCCTGCGGCTCTATCAGGTCGACCAGTTCAGACCTGCCCCAGAACCAGTTCGACATCGGGTTGGGCTGAATCGGCCGATAGGGCTGCATCCGGCTGCCGGGGATCAGCAGGTTCGACAATTTGAACCGCGATACCAGGATATCCGGCTCGATCATCTGGATCGTGACGTAGTCTTCCTCGCCCTTGATCCAGAGTTCGTGCAGCTTGACCACAGGAGCGCCGACGGTCGGCCCCATGATCGCGTAATTCGGGTCGTTGTTGAGCTGGACGATGCCGCCCGGCAGCGGGCGCGTGGCGCCGGCGACGCCAGTTTGTATCTGCGACGTCGATAGCACCTGGTGGAAGAAGCTGTCAGGGCTGTCCCCAACCGATCCGGACTGCGCGTGGCTGCCGATCTGGTTGTACAGCTTCTCAGCATTCGGGAAATTCCAGATGCGCTGCCATACCTCGGGCATCGTCAGCGTCGAAGTCTCGCAAAGCACTTCCTGGTTGTCGATATCGTTCTCGTCCTCGCGATAAACACCGAAGTTCCACGGCATCACCAGCTTCTTGTGGTAGTGCGGGCGGTCCATTTCCATGGTCGGCCACTGCTTCATGAAAGCGGCGCCGTATTTCAGCCCCTCAAACACCCCGCGGCCGAACAGCGTGTCGGTCGAGGTCTTCTCCCACTGCCGGGTCAGGTGCTTGCCGATGACCTCACCGCGCTTGATCTCTTTGAGCGAATACTCGTTGTCATAGTCGATCGCGAATTTCAGTTCGACCGGCGAAAACATGTGGGATGAAGTGCGCTCGAGATGCGCGTTCATCATATTGATGAGTGACTTGTTGCCGGAATAGGTGCCGGTCTCGGCAATGGTGTTGAGCAGGCGGTAATAAGCGGCTCGCGCGCCCTGACTGATCCGACAGGTTTCGATCAACTCGTTCGCAAACGGGATGAGCTTCTGCTCGCCTGTCGGGATCGGGATCATACCGGCGACCTGTAGTTAGGGTTGTTCGATATCTCGAGCGGCAGCGGCGCCTGCCCGATCGGACTCATGATCCTTTGTAGCCGCTTCATCTCGCGCGCGCCAGCGTGGGGGGCGAAGCTGTCGGCGTGGGCAGCAGCGGCATACCCCTGCGCCTGCGCCGGGTCGGCGTTGCCGAAGCCGGTCGTCCCGCCCGCAGCCCGAATCATGTCCATCTGCCGGGTAACCGGGTTGATGATCTCCTTGGCCGCGTATTCCGTGTCGTTGCGGTCATTGAGATCGGTGATCTTCAGCGCCGACATGTCCTCGACCGGCACGCCGGCCATGGCCGCGGCAAGGTGCGCGCGTGTCTCGGAACCATCCATCACCTGACGGGCAACACCGTCGATATTCTTGGATTTCCGACTGAGAAATGCCGGTACCACGACGACGTTGTCCGGAACCCGGTTGTTGATGTCGGTTTCGCAGAGCGGGCAAGCATCGGGCCAGCCTTCGCTAACATCGTACTTGAACTTTTCCCGACAAGCCGGGCATTTGAGAAGGACAGCCATCTATTTCCCACCAAGCAAAATAGCTGTCGCTATAGTGCAACCAATAATAAAAACAGTCCCGGCTGCCGGAACGGTGCGCCCGTTGCTCCAGCCGAGAAAACCGCAAACAAACAGCGTAACAAGAAGCGTCCAAAGCCATGTCATCGCCGCCCGTACCTCCACGCTTGCTTCATCGCCAGCCGCTGCTGCGCCATCCGGTCCTGCGCCTTCTGTCCCATGAACGACGCCATCATATTCTGGTTGAATAAAGCGGTGGTGTCCACGATCGATTGGTGTTTTTTAGCCGCTTCCGCCGCCCGGGTGCGCTTCTGGACGATCAGGGCGCGCCGGATTTTACTGTCCCAGTAGTGGGTTGCCATGGCTGAAGCCATTACCCGATCGTCGTGGGCTCCCGAACCCTCCCCCTCGATAGTGTCCCCATCGCGTGCGATCGTCTTCATCTCCTCGATCAGGTCGCTCGATCTGATACGGAGCTGCCCATTCCCGACGAAGCCGCGCAATTCCTCGAGGATCATTACTTTCGTCGCGGTGCTCGTTTTCCAGTGCCATGCACTTCCTCCTCCGGTCAGCGAGTCCGGTCGGGCGTAAATGTACTGTCGCACATTTCGGAAAATATTCTTGATGCCCTGTTCTTCCAGCGGCGCATAGCCGTTCTCAATCTGGAATTTCAGCGACTTCAGTTCCTGCAAAACGGCGCCGCCGGGACCGTTGATCTCGAGGATATAATAGACCTCGGAGTTCGGCTCGTTGCCGTACCACGCCATGATGCCGGCAGCGACGTGCGCAAGATGCTTGGTCGAAATCAGCGCGTAGGCGTACTCGGCGACCTGGTCGACACCGTCGGCAAAGCAGCGTAGCACTTCGATCGCGGAACGGTCGTTGTACTCGTTCTCGCCGAACGCCGGATCGATGCTGACGATATAAACCGCCTCGCGCGCTGGCGGCTCCCACACTTTCAACTCGATATTGCGCGTGTTCTCGGCTTTGTAGACTTTCATATCGGAAAATTCAGAGCCGCCGAGAAACATGTACGGCGTGAATTTGCGGCTGACCCACTTGTCGGCCTGCTCTTTCAGCTTCTCTCCGGCGAAGAAAATCGACCCCGTGATCTGGAACGCTTCCTCCTCGGTCCACGGGTCTTCTTGTTTCTGGAGAGAATTAGCCTCAAAACCAGCGTCAGTATCGCCGTCATCGCGAGCAGCCGGATCAACCAGTTTGCGATACCAAGCAAGCTGCTCCTGCGTGACATCATAAGCATACTGCGCCTTGACCTGGTCGATCTGGTGCTGTTCCTCGGGGGTTGGCTCCTGAGTACCGTAGAGTTCCCAGTCACGGGAGCGGCGTTCGATCCGTTGTCCGTCATGGCTCCACCACCCGATGAACAGGCAACTACAGTGGTCGGTATCGGCGCGCGCCGCATCCCACATCCGCTTCCACTCGTTAGGTCCGCGAGCGGTCGACTCGTAGATATACAACCGGTCGGGGTTGGAGTCGGACAGCGAGCGCTTGAACGAAACCAAACCCTCCTCGTTATCATAGGAACAGAGTTCGCTAAGGTGGGCCATGGCGAGGCCGGCCGATCGGCCGAGGGTGCCCGACGTCTTGGTCTTCTTGACGCCGGCAGACTTGAACAAAATCTTCGAAGCGTTGACCAGAATCAGGCCGTCACGGTTGTCCTTCTTGATTGCCGGGAATTTCAACCGCTCGGGCAAATCGCCGATCATGGTGACAAGTTCGTCGCGAGCGAGGTTCTTGTTCTCGTTGGAATCAAACACAAGCGCGCCGGACAGGCCGCGGTGGATGCCAAGATAGAAAGCACTCAGGGCTCGGGCGATGGTGGTGATGCCGAGCTGGCGGGATTTCAGGACGTAAAAATCGTGGATGTCATTTTCCAGGCCGTCGAGCACCGTCGAGATGAACCGCTTCTGCCCGTAGTAGAGGTTGTCGCCAAGGCTGACGAACCCTTTGTTCTTGGAGTTGATTCGACACTCGGACAGAAAAGCGTAAAACGCTTTCTCGAACGCGACCCGCTTCTGGTGGGACCAGCCTGCCATGCGGAACTATATAGCCTCGAAGCCGTTATGGGTCTAGTCCGGAGGACTATTTCATGGATTTA